CTGAAAATCCTCTCCCCCCGCGCGAAAAATCAAAGGGGGCAAGGTGATCTTGAAGGGGCTTCCGGGCGGTTCCGGGGTTCTTGATCGGCCTTTCCGGCGGGGATCTCGCCGTGCGGATCGACCGCGGTCCCGGGGGCTCTGACGTGCTGGTTTCCAGTGTAGCGGGGGGCGGTCTGCGTGGACAGCGTTTCGCCGGATCCGCCGCCGGGTCTTGGGGCTCGTGGCCAGCGCATGTGGGAGGCGTCGGCGGAGGTGTGGTCGCTGACGCCGGCGCACCTGGTGTTGTTGGAGGAGGCGTGCCGGATCGCTGACCGGCTGGATGGTCTTGATGAGCTCCTTCGGGTGGCCTCGGACGGGTTCGAGGACGATTCGGAGGTATCCGAGGGTCGTGGGGATGCTCTCGGGCGGATCACGGGTCTTCTCGCGGAGGCTCGGGCTCAGCAGACGGCATTGAAGGGTGTCGTGGCTGAGTTGCGGCAGGGGCAGCGGACGGCCGGCGGGCAGGTGGGCTCGCCGGCCTCCGCGAACGGCGGCTCGGCGGGGGGTTCGGGTGTCTCAGACCTCACTGCGCGGATCGCTGCCGCCCGGGGTCAGGGTCGGCGGTCGCCGGCCGAGGGTTGAGCTGCATCCGCCGTTCGCGTACACGCTGGGGCCGGAGGCGTGCGAACTGGCGAAGCGGGCCGGTTTGGTGGCGGATCCGTGGCAGGCGGATGCGATCGATCTGATGCTGGCGTGCCGTCAGGACGGCAAGTGGGCGTGCTATGAGTACGGCGAGATCGTGGCCCGGCAGAACGGCAAGGGCAGCATCTTGGAGATCCGGGTGCTGGCCGGGTTCCTGCTGCTGGGCGAGCAGCTCATCATGTGGTCGGCTCACGAGTACAAGACGAGCATGGAGGCGTTCCGCCGGATGCGGACGCTGATCAAGCGGCTGGGTCGGCAGGTCAATCCGAACAACGAGAACTTGTGGGATGTTGACGGCGTCCTCGTGAAGATCGTCAACACGAACGGCGAAGAGGGCTTCGAGCGGACCGACACCGAGGCCCGCATCAAGTTCGTGGCCCGCTCCAAGGGCTCGGGCCGCGGCTTCTCCGGTGACTTGGTCATCATCGACGAGTCGTTCGCGTTCACGCTGGAGCAGCAGGACGCGCTGATGCCCGCGATGGCGGCCCGCCCGAACGCCCAGATCGTCTACACGTCCTCGCCGCCACTGAACGGCGTGAGCGGCGAGGTCATGTTCAACTTGAAGCGCCGCGCGGACGCCGGCGGGGACGACAGCTTGGGCTGGCGCGACTGGGGTGTCGCCGGGGACCTCGACCACCTCGACCAGATCGACCTTGACGACCGCGCCCTGTGGGCGGCGTCGAACCCAGCGCTGGGGCGGCGGCTGACGGAGGAGACGATCTTGCGGGAGCGCCGCTCGATGGGTGATGCGGGTTTCGCGCGGGAGCGGCTGTGTATCTGGCCGCAGCTCTCCCAGGGCAACCTGGTGATCGATCCCGCGGCGTGGTCGCGGATGGCCGATGAGGCCTCGCGCCGCTCCGGCCCGGTCGCCGTGGCCGTGGACTTGTCGCCGCTTCGGGACTACGCGGCGGTGTGCGTGTACGGGGCCCGCGAGGACGGCCTGGGGCATGTGCAGTTGGCGGACTACCGGCCGGGCACGAAGTGGCTTGTGGGCCGGCTGGCCGAGTTGCGAGACGCGCTGGGGCCGGTGGCGGTGGCGATGGGCCGCGGGACGTTCGCGTTCCTGGAGGTCGACCTGTCGCGGGCCGGGTTCGCCCGGCCGGACGATGCGGAGAACCCGGAGCCCGGGGACCTGGCGGTGACGGGTGCGGTGGAGATGGCTGCCGCGACCGGGCAGATGCTGGACGCGGTCCGCGAGGAGTCCTTCCGGTACGTGCCGGCCCGGCCCTTGGACGTGGCGGTCGCTGGCGCCCGGACGCGGCAGACCGGCGACACGATCGCGTGGACCCCGAAGGGCGCGGAGGTCGACACGAGCCCCCTGGTGGCGATGAGCCTGGCCCGATGGTCCTACGTGACCCGCCAGCACCTCCTCGAAGGCGCCTCCTACGACGTCCTGCAGTCCGTGTTCTGACCGGGAGGTGCGATGCGTAACCCCTTCCGGTCCCGCCGGCCCGAGCAGCAGTCCCCGCGGCCTGAGGAGCGTCTGCTGGATTCTTCGACGGTGTCGTGGCCGACGGAGTCCCTGTCGGCGCCGGCTGCGGTCAATGAGGATGGGGCGCTGCGGCTGGGTGCGGTGTTGGCGGCGGGCCGGTTGCTGGCGGCGAATATCGCCTCTGTGGATCTGGGGGTGTATCGGCAGGCGGGCGGTGCGCAGCAGCAGTTGCCGTTGCCGTCGCTGTTCACGCAGCCGTGCGCGCAGGGCACGCTGTTCGACTGGGTTTTCCGGGCGGTGACGTCGCTGGCGTACCGGGGGAACGCTGTGGGCGTGGTGACCGCCCGGGACTACCTGGAATACCCCACGGCAGTGGAGTGGCTTGATCCGGCGAACGTGATGTGCGAGGACCGGGTGCGGCTGGCTCCGCTCGGCGCGCCGGGGTCGTTCACGAATCCGCGGTTCTACTACCTGGGCGAGTTGCTGCCGAACGAGGACGTTGTCCACATTCCGTGGTTCCAGTTGCCGGGCCGCGTGTGGGGCTTGTCACCGCTGGGTGCCTACGCGGTGACGGTCAGCACGGGGTTGTCGGCGCAGAAGTTCTCTGACGACTGGTACCGCTCGGGGGGTGTCCCGCCGGGTCGATTCCGTAACACGGCGCAGACGGTCGACCAGAAGGATGCGACGATCATCAAGCAGCGGCTGGTGCAGGCGATCCGGTCGCACGAGCCGATCGTGTACGGCAAGGACTGGGAGTACGACCCCTTCACGATCTCCCCGAACGAAGCGCAGTTCGTGCAGACGATGCGCTTGTCCGCGTCGCAGATTGCGGCGATCTACGGGATTCCGCCGGAGATGATCGGCGGCGAGACCGGCGGCTCGATGTCGTACAGCTCGCCTGAGCAGCGGCAGATCGAGCTGGTGCAGTTCGCGCTGCTGCCGTGGCTGTCGCTGCTGGAGTCGCACTTGTCGGCACTGCTGCCGCGCGGGCAGTGCGTGAAGTTCGACGCGGACCGGCTGATCCGGGCGGACGAGAAGACCCGGTTCGAGGTGCACGAGAAGAAGCGCCTGATCGGCTACGACAACATCGACGGGATCCGCGCGGAGGAGAACAAGCCGCCGCTGCCGGACGGCAAGGGCCAGGACTACACGCCGCTGCCGATCGCGGCCGGCGCGAAGGTCAGCGTGCCGCCGATCCGGTCTGATCAAGCACCGGAGCAGGCGCTGCATCTCATCAAGCCCCGGAGGGGGAACCATGGTTGACCGGCATCGGCTTCTGGATGCCCCCGAGAGGCGTGGTATCGCCTCGGGTCAGTTCGAGCTGCGGTCGGCGGGGGGCCAGCTCACCCTGACCGGGTATGCGTCGGTGTTCAACTCGCCGTATGACGTGATGGGCGGCCCGCCGTTCGGGTGGCGGGAGATCGTGGACCCGCACGCTTTCGACGTGACGCTGGCCGCAAAACCGGACTTGCATCTGCTCATCAACCACGAGGGCATGCCGCTGGCCCGCACGAAGTCCGGGACGCTGAAGCTGGCGACGGACTCCACGGGTCTGCACGTCGAGGCCGGCCTGGATCCGTCCGACCCGGATGTGCAACGCCTCAATCCGAAGATGGCCCGCGGGGACATGGACGAGATGTCGTTCGCGTTCCGCACCAAGCGCGATGACTGGTCGGAGGACGACTCGGAACGGCGCCTGCTGGAGGTCTCCCTGCACAAGGGCGATGTCAGCGTCGTCAACTTCGGGGCGAACCCGGCGACGTCGGCCCAGATGAACGGCATCGGTGACGTTCTGGAGATGCTCACCGGACTTGACCCGGATCAGGCGGCGACGGAACTTCGGGCCGACGGGGGCGTCGGCGTGCTTGAGCGGATCGCGAAAGCCAGGGACGTCCTGATCGGCCTGCACCGTTCGATGACCCCGCGGGGGCGGCAGACTCTTTCCCTCAGCGATGCTCGCGCGCTGGTCGATTCTGTCGATGGGGAGCCCGACTTGGCTTTGCGCACGGCGATCCCGGTGCATTCCACGGCCACCGTGGACGCGCCGTGGAACGGGCCGGCTGCCGAGGCTGCAGCGCCGAACGACCGTGCGGTGCTGCGCTACATGCACGCCTGGGTCGACGCCGAAGGAGACCCTGCACAGAAGTCCAGCTACAAGTTCCCGCACCACGATCCTCACATCGGCGCCCCGGCGAACCTTGCCGCAGTCCGTAACGCCCTGTCGCGGTTGCCGAACGCCAACATCCCCGACGCTGATCGCGCCGGCGTGGAGAAGCACCTTCGCCGGCACCTGGACGACGCTGCCGCAGACAAGTAGCACCGTCGCCTCTTGAGTTTCGTGATCCGGCACGGATCACGCCCTGCTGTCGCACGCCTGGCACTGGCTGACGACCGCACATCACGGCCTGGCACTGGCCGCCGTCATGTTCGCTCCAGTCAGAAAAGGAGGCTCGTCGTGTCCGACGAGCGTTTCAAGCGGCTCATCGCCCGGCGTGAGCAGACTGCCCGCGAGCGCGAGCAGCTCATCGCCAAGCGCAAGGCCATCACCGACCTTGCCGAGGAGGAGGCTCGCGAGGATCTCCTCCCCGAGGAGGACGCCGAATTCCGCGAGCTCACCGCCCAGATCAAGTCCAAGGACGGTGATCTGGCCGCCTACGACGAGCGGATCCAGGAACTGTCGGAGGAGAACGAGCGTAACCGGCAGATCACCGAGGGTGCACTCGCCGTCAAGCGGGCCGCAGCCCGCGTGGAGTCGGTGTCGGAGGCTCGTACCTACGAGAAGGGCAACGGCCGCTCCTATCTTCAGGATCTCGCCCGCGTCCAGCTCAACATGGACGGCGACGGTTCCGCCGTGGAGCGGCTTCGGCGCCACGCCACCGATGTCGAGACCGACCCGGAGTACCGGGACCTGACCCGCACTGACGGAGCCGGGGGCTACTTCGTTCCGCCGTTGTGGATGATGCAGGACTACATCGAGCTGGCCCGCGCCGGGCGTGCCTACGCGAACCTGTGCAACGGGCAGGCACTGCCGCCGGGTACGGACAGCATCAACATTCCGAAGGTCGCCTCGGGGACCGCGACCGCCGCTCAGACCGCGGACAACCAGTCGGTGCAGGAGACCGACATGACCGACGACTACGTGAACGCCCCCGTGCGCACGATCGCCGGCCAGCAGGACGTCGCGATCCAACTCCTGGACCAGTCGCCGATCTCCTTCGACCAGGTGGTGTTCCGGGACCTGACCGCGGACTACGCGACGAAGGCCGACCTGCAGGTCATCACCGGGTCCGGCTCGTCGGGGCAGGTGACGGGCGTCCGCGGGACCAGCGGCATCGAGACGATCACGTACACCACGTCGACGCCGACCGTCGCCCAGCTCTACAGCAAGATCGCCGACGCGGTGCAGCGGGTCCACACCCTGCGGTTCATGCCGCCGACAGCGATCGTGATGCACCCGCGCCGGTGGGCGTACTTCCTCGCCAGCGTCGACTCCACCGGCCGGCCGCTGGTCACCCCGAACGCGGGGAACCCGATGAACAATGTGGCCACCCTCGGGGCGGTCGCCGCGGAGCAGGTCGTCGGGCAGATGCACGGCCTGCCGGTCATCACCGACCCGAACATGCCCACGAACCTGGGCACCGGCACGAATCAGGACGTCGTGCACGTGCTGCGCGCGTCGGATCTGCTGCTGTTCGAGTCGGGCATCCGCTCCCGGGTGCTGCCCGAGGTCGGCTCGGGCAACCTGACGGTGCGCCTGCAGGTCTACGGCTACCTCGCGTTCACCGCGGCCAGGTACCCGAAGAGCGTCGTCGAAATCGGCGGTTCCGGCCTCGTCAGCCCCTCGTTCTAAGCCGTGCGGGTTGACGAGGCCGGAACCGCCGATTTCGACGACGCTCTTCGGGTACCTGGCC